GTGAAATCATTATTTGAATCTCTTTTAACAATCGTGGAAGCTGTGTTTGCAGAGGTAGCTGCATCAACAAGAGCGGTATAGTATTTACCACCAATTGCTACGACTGAACCATCAGATTGACCGATGAAAAGTTTATTGGATGAATTTGAATACGCAGGTTCTGAAGTGTTTAACGATAACGGAGTAGCCGTAACGTCTGAATATTTTAATTGTATGGTTGTATTAGCCATTTAATTTTCCTTTTTTTGTTAATTTATTGGATTGGCTAATTTTTAATTTTGTTTCTTCACTATGCTTTCTTCCAATAAGAGATTTTTTAATATTTTCTCTTGCTTCTTTTGTAAACGAAGTTCTACCTAATAAAAATCCTTGATTTAGGTATGATTCTTTTAATTCTTTGTTTATTCTATAATTACTTTTACCGTTATTAATCCAAATCAATTTTGAAATAGATTCATTTCTTTTCTTTTTTGATTCATCTGAATGAATTCTTCCAATAGCTTTTTGTCTGATTTTGTCTTTTCTTTCCTCAGACAATTTACTTCCTAATAAAGCTTGTCTTATTTTTTCACCTCTATGTTTGTTCAAATACATTGGGTGATTTATTTTAGCTTCACTTAATTTCTGTCTTGTAGATTGTGAAGGGATTCCACCACCAAAACCTCCACACATTAAATTCATACACCTATTATCATTTTCAATAAGTTGAGTTGTTACTAAATTCTTTTCAAGTTCAAATATGGTGTCTTCATCACTAATAACTAATACGGTATACTTAAAAGTTTCAACGCCATATTTTGAGATACTATGCTTTAATTTTAATCCACTACCCCAATAACCATTTTGTTCTACGCCGTTGTGTTTGCCAATATAGTATTTACCGTTTTTAGTATTATCAATTCTATATAAATGTGAAATCTGTATCATGTTTATGTAATCTGCTATTTATCTTTAAAAAGAACCACCATTAACAGATACTACAGTTGCTGTTACTGAATTAGCTTCAAACTTACCGGTTGCTGAGTTATACTGTATCACTTGACCATTTTGAACACTAGAAATGCTAATGTCTGATAATTCTGTCAAAGCTACATTTGGTTTAGGCTTAAAATTAGAAGATACGATAGCCGTTCTATTTGTTTGACCAACCTTAACTTTACCTACAATTGCCATATATTCTCTTTATAGTGTTGTGATATTTGGTAATATGGTGACGATACCTTCGACCACACGAGTTTTTACACCTGAAGAATCACTAATCAGTAAATCATATAATGCACGCCCAGCAGTTAAATTAGATGTATTGGCGGCTGTCATCGATAAAGTGATTTCACCATTGGCAATACCTGTGACAGTAGCTGTAAAGTTATTAGCCGTGGTGGAATAATAAGATTTTCTTATTTGAGAATTGGCTGTATAACCAGTCAGGTTGATTGCATCACCATTGGTGTCTTCTACTGTGATTGTAGTAGAAAATGTAGCGCCTTTTTCAATGGTTAATTCTGTAAATGCAGCCAAGATAATCTCCTTGTTTTTATACTCTATTTAGTCAAATCAACAACTAATGGAGTATAAAAAAACCCACATTAAGTGGGTTTCTTGAGCGTTAATTTTAGTTACTAAACGACTTCTACCCAAGATGTCGTTGCTTCGTCCCATGAATATCGTTTATCATCGGTAGGATATGGTGTTGGTGCTTCCCAAGTCCATGAAGTATTATTTAATATCCATGAAGCATAAGGTTTAGGTGCATAGAATACATCGTTAGCACGGTCATATGTATAACCAATACCAGCATAGTTACCTCTTAATGCTTCTCCACCGTCTTCGTTACCATCTTGACCATAGTGTTTACCACCACGAGTATTGTATGAAGTTTTTATCCATTCACCTGGTGTAGAATCTACATAGGTATTAAAGAATTCTTGTTCGGCTGCGATAACTTGAGTTACCTTACCGTCTGTTACTTTTGCGAAATATGGCATTTGTTTCTCCTTGTTAAAATAATTAGGCTGTATATGATCCAGAACCTACAGAGGTCCATGTAATAATTGTGTTGGCACCTGATGTTGTTACTGTTGGTGAGCCTGTTGTGGTATTTGAGTAATATGCCGTGGGAACTGATAGGATAATTACGCCTGAACCACCAGCAGCAGAGGTTAAAGGCGTGCTTCCCTGACAACCACCACCACCGCCGCCTGTATTTACAGTTCCTGCTACACCATTTCCAGCTCCTGAATATCCTCCAGAACCTCCACCACCTGATCCGCCATTAGGTGATCCAGAAGTTCTAAACCCACCTCCACCGCCGCCAGCATACGTTGCTGGAGAGCCTGTAATAGAAGACGCTGTTCCAGTTCCACCAGCTCCTCCAGATGTAGAAATAGTTCCAGCAGCAGCAGCTCCGCCGCCACCGCCGCCAGCATATGAAGGAGCTCCAGTACCACCACCGCCGATGTTACCTTGCCCTGGAGTAGCAGATCCACCTGGAGCAGCAGTGCCAGCATAACTAGCACCACCACCACCAGATCCACCACTTTTACCAGAACCAGGTGTAACAGAAGGAGAGTTTGTAGCAGCACCACCACCACCACCACCTACTGCTGAAGTAAGTCCAGTAAATGTAGAATTTGATCCGTCACCGCCTTGTAATCCCGTACCAGCAGATTGTCCAATACCACCAGCACCTACTACGGCTGTATAAGTAGTTCCTATAGTTAATGTTGTAGTTCCTGTAACTAAACCTCCTGCACCTCCACCTCCACCACCAGCATCATAAGCAGCACCAGCATTGTTTCCGCCACCACCACCACCCGCAACAATTAGATATGATGCTTGGTATAAAGTTGCAGATGAATTAGTAATCGCTTTCCATTCTGATCCATTCCAATATTCTAAATTAGTTGTTGTGGAGTTATATCCAAAGAACCCTGCAGGAGGAGTAGCAGGACGCGTACTACTTGTCCATGAAGAAGCATTATCCCAAGCTGTGCCGTTATATATTTCATAACAGCCTAAAGTTGAATTAAATCCAAATTGACCTGTAGCAGGTGTTGCTGGACGACCAGCCGTAGTCCACGAGGCGTCTACCGTACCTGTTGTAGTTCCACTAAGGTCTATTCCTGTTGTGCCGTTAAGTGTAATAGCCATTATGCTGTTTTCCTAATTTTGTTTTTCTTATTTAGTTTTGCTTGTTCCATAAACTCTATAAATTCTTTGATTGTTTGGTGACGAATATATTCATCTCTTATTTCTTGTGATGTCGGTGCTGGTAATTCGTTACTCTCGTCCCATGATACGATTTCAAAAGTACCTCCAGAGGCTGATAAGCCGTAAAGTGCACCTGGTCGTAATGACCTCATCACAATGTCAATACCAAATTGAAAACCTTGTTCGTTACTAAATTCTTTTATAAGTTCTTCTATAGTCATTTTCATAATTATATCCTATGCTGTGTAAGTTCCTGAAGCTGTGTATTTTAATATAGTATTTGTTCCTGATGTAGTTACAGTTGGGCTTCCTGTAGTTGTGCCTGAATAGTTTACGGTTGGGACTGAAATAATTACAACACCTGAACCTCCGGCAGCTCCATTTCTATTTGGTGTTGTTAATCCATATCCACCACCACCACCGCCGCCAAAATTAGCAGTTCCTGCTGTTGATCCAGAACCAGAACCTCCAGCTCCTCCACCGCCAGAACCGCCAGCACCAGCAGTTCCTCCACTATTTGCTCCTCCACCACCGCCGCCTGCGTAATTAGCAGGAGTACCAGTAATAGAACTAGCTGTACCAGCTCCACCTGCACCTGCATTAATAGTTGAATTTGTAGCTCCTACAGCTCCCGCACCACCACCACCTGAACCAGCTGAAGGACTAGGAGAAGTTGATGTTCCGCCATTATTACCTTGTCCTGGTGTTCCAGCGCCTCCAGTAGAAGGAGTAGGATTACCACAAGTTCCACCACCTGAACCTCCAGCTAAACCTGCTCGTGTTCCATCACCGCCACCACCTCCGCCACCTGTAGATGTAATAGTTGATAACCCAGTTCCAGCTATGGATGAACTATTACCACTTCCACCTCTATTGGCTGTTCCAGCAGTTCCTCCAGATCCAACGGTAGCTGTATATACAGTTCCAATGTTTAAAGATGTAGTGCCTGTAAGATAACCACCAGCGCCACCGCCACCGCCTTGGTCATAACCACCACCACCTCCACCAGCTAAAACTAAATATGATATAGGATAATTAATAAAAGGATAGCCCGTTTTATAAACATTACTAGAAGTTAACCAACCTTGTGTAGCATCAATATAAGTTAAAGTTAAACCTTGTCTATTTGTTCCAATTGCTAGATTAGAACTTCCGCCATTTATATTTCCGCCGTTAGGGCTTACAGTAATATTATTAGTCGCACTTGTTCCTGCATAGTCAACAATGACTACAAACTGACCAGGCGATGGGGTTGCTGGTAGGGTTACTGTAAACGCTGAAGATGTTGTATTACAAAAATAACCACCATAGGCTACCGCTGTAAAACCTGAAGTTTTGACTGTTGTGTCCCATGCGATTTGATTAGGTAAAGCTGCGCCTGTGTATGCTGAGGTTATGAGTGTACCTGTTTCGGCAGGAAATGTAATCGTGTTAGTACCAGCTATTGCAGGCCCTTGAAATGAGATAAGTCCCGATGTGTCTCCTGCTATATCAAATTTTGCCATTATGCAGTATATGTTCCTGAGCCACTAGTCCATTTAATAATTGTGTTAGAACCAGAGGTTGTTATCGTTGGTGAACCTGTTGTTGTATTTGAGTATCTTGCAGTTGGGACTGATAAGATTACAACACCAGAGCCACCATTACCATCATCACCAAACCCGCCACCACCTAAATTAGCTACTCCATTTGGTGTACCAGGACCACCGCCACCACCAGTACCACCAGTTCCTTGTGTAGAATTTCCTTTACCACCACCGCCACCAGCATAAGTAGCAGGCGTTCCTGTAATAGAAGAAGCTGTACCATTACCACCATTACCGCCAGCATTAGTTGAAGCATTACCACCAACTGCACCAGAACCGCCTCCACCACCTGAAGCTCCACTTGCGGGAGCTCCACCTGCGTTACCTTGACCAGGAGTTCCAGCACCTCCACTTCCACCGCCACCTTGGCCTCCACCACCTCCACCAGAGCCGCCAGAGTTTCCAGCAACTACGCCACTTGAAGCTCCGCCACCACCACCACCACCAATTGCAGTAGTTATAGAACCAAATACAGAATTTGATCCATTAGTTCCATTGCCAGTAGCTGGAGCGACAGCGCCTCCGCCACCTACTGTAACAGAATATGTAGTAGTAACTGTTAAGGGAGTTGTTCCTGTTAAGAAACCACCAGCACCACCTCCACCGCCATAATATACTCCACCTCCACCACCGCCAGCAACTACTAAATAAGAAGCAGTATAAATTGGAAATGGTAAAGGATCTGTTGTAGAATATACATCAGCGTAAGCAAGCCAGCCTTGAGTAGCATCTACATAAACTAAATTAATAGCCTCACGGTTTGTAGAAATATCTCTATTAGCTGTTGAGCCTTGTATTTTGTTACCATTAGGACTAATCGTAATATTATTTGCATTTGCTGTACCTGCATAGTCAAGAATAGTAATGATTTGTCCTGCTGTAGGGCTTGCTGGGAGTGTCA